CTCCACACGGCGCCGTCTTGATTTGAGCAGCCTTCGGCGGTTGCACGGTGCGTCGCATTCGTCGTGCTGCCGATACGAGGGCTTCTTCAACACTGACCAATTCAATCATTGTTGGTTTCTCGCCCTCCGCAGGCTGTTTCTCAGCCCGCTTTGCATAATCAGACGTTGCCTTACCACCCGTCTTGTGGTGTTTTGTGTTGCAAGGCTTGCAACGCAAATGGTACCCGTCTAACATAGTGTCACAGTCGGTGCACTTATGCGTTTTCTTCCGCTTTTCACGAGCGGGCTGCGTAGCAATGGCGGCTGCCATGCCCATAACGACGGAATTGACGTTAGCGATGGTCTGCGCCTTTTGTTGCTCAGCGCGCCCATCTCTCGTCGGTTTCGAACATGTGAAGCAAACACTGAACTTTCCTCCTTTGTTCATGAATTTCTTCCCACAACGCTCGCAAGGAACGCCGTTGGCCTCAACGAAACAATCCTTACAATGGAAAATCTTCGAGGGGTCTTTAGCATGTTCGGGCGGGGAAAATGTAATCCCGCATTTTAGGCAAGTATTGGTGACAATAGCCTTCTGCACCAATTCGCCTGTCAAGAGTTTCTTATAATCTGCGTCGATCTGCGTGATCAGCTCTTGAGAGCCTCGCCCAAACGTGGACTCGACTCTAGCGATCGTCTCGGGGTCCGGCACGTGTCCGGCCTCCGTCGCTTTTTGTATCCTGCTTTGAACGCAATCATCTGCATTAGGTACCGGTTGACCAAGGTAGAGCTCCCCGTCAACTAAGTGGTTGCCAGTGTCAGGTTTCACTTCAACTTCACAGTACTTTATGGTGGGTAGTTTATCCAATGGTTCGTCGCTTGCACACCACCGGATGAATACATCAACGTTTTCCTCGTTGCCACGTAGAGCTTCATGGATATGCTCATGCATCCAATCGCGATCAACGTTCATCCCGCGGTGCTCATTACTTTCCAGAGCAGCTCGTGCTGAATAGAAATCATGACGCACATCGCGTTCGACGTCTCCCACGAGCCGATGTAATTTGCTCGCGAGGTGTCCCAAAATGGGAGTTTGGGCATCAGTGGCAGTCAAGCAATCAGCAATGCTTTTCAAAATGGCACGATCCGTACTCTTACCAATTGGTAGTCGCGTTAAATGGATGTTTTTGAGTCGTCTGGTGACATCAGCCATACTGTTGGCTTCTCCAAAGAACAACTCCGGTCCATACAACCGCCCTGTGAAAGGAACGGGCTTGTTGGCTTCGCGAGTGAAAAGTTTAATCTTCAAAGAGCGCCCATCTCTAGTAAATGCTTTATAGAGATGCTCTGCGCTTCCATTTGGAACAAACCCATCATCGCCGACGAATAGACCGATGCGGATGTACGCTTCCGCAGGGAGGAAACCCAAATCCCTCCACGACGCATATGAGCCAAAGGCACAATCGGGTGTATTGCCAGTGCTCGTATCGGGCATCCCAGAGCCTTGTGCGCTGAACTGTTCGTAGCGCAAGTCGGCCATGGAGACTTTATTGCCCCACATCTCATCACAGATTTGCCCAACAAATCGACGGTCCTCACCGGGGGCACAAACTCGCATGCGCAATTTCTTACGCAGAATTCGTTGTATTTCCCCAACGGTGCCGTCACAATTGCTCAAATCAGTGATGGCGATGTGCTCAGCCCCGCGAGAAATTTCTGCTAATCTCTCGTCAAGCCCTCGTGGGGCCAGGCTGGGTCCGTACCAAGGTTGAACCTTGCAATACTCTGCGAACGGGTATTCGACTCGCGCTCCGCGGATTTTCGTAGCACCATCGCCAGGTGCCGATATTGCACGTGATGCGCCAGTATTGGCGTATCCTTCATTCTTGGTATGCCCCGACATCGTAGCTTTGCCGGGCACATTAGCCGCATCTGCAGCATCATCCAAGATGTGCTGTTGCGTTGCGCGCGTTTGACGTTCCCGGATGAACATTTCATCAGCTAGAACCATGAACCCCAACTGCGCTCTTTGGCTGTACTCAAAGAATAAATCAACAAATTCATTCTGGTACTTGTCTGTTTTCACGGACAATTTCAGTGGGTTACGCGCATTGGCTATGCGAATTTGGTACATGTGGGCTACGGACTCCGCCCCACGTACTGGAACATGACAAGCTCCCTCAAGCACAGGGGGCATGACTGCTCGTTGGATCATCAAATGATAATCCCCGTCCAAGTTTCCTTCTTCACTTGGACCAAAAGGACGATAGTGGCGAGCAGCCCCCTGCTCTGCGACTATATGAGTCAACACTGGTAACTCCAAACCCAACACTTGCGCACGGTGAGCGAGCATCATTAGCTTTGTGTCTGTAGCTGTGGCTTCGATCTTCGGCTCGTGCGCGTTGAATTGAGATAGTGCGTGACCTCCGGTCCATATCGACTTGGATTTAACCTGTCCAATGACAATGACCGCCTCAGCTTCGGGGCTCATGTGCGTGCTCCGAAAATGTCCAACCATTGCAAGCGTTTTATACGGTTGCTCGCCGTATACTTGCATGGCGACCAGACGATCTCCATCGTCGCTTCCAACTGCGGGGACCACACGACGCATTCGGTTTGCGTTGATGATTTCACGGCGCAGATGGGTGCCAAACCTTCCGTATCGCCGCATTGGGACCAGAAGGACGACCGCTCGATGGCAGTCAAGATCGCGTCGCATGATTTTCATCTCGACGCTCGTCGGGTAGGTGTATGCATATGCAGCAGCTGAGCTAACACAGGCGGCCATCAACCCATAAATGGGGCGGCGCCAAGCAGCCAACGCGCAAGTTGCAACAATGCCCGAATAGTGGCTCCATTTTAATTCATGCCACTCCAAGAACGCCCGCAACTCGCCCGACCAATCCCAGAGTTCATGCTCATAGGTGCCGATAGCGGTTTGGAATTGCCACCTCTGCGTTGTGGTGTTCCAGCGGTGCGCGAGGCCGGGAACAGTGTCCGCGACAGCCGTAAGCGCAAAGGTGTATGCTGCCATACAACCCGTGGAGGCGCATTTGAAAATTTCCTCTTCCGTCATGTGGTACTCCACATCAGTGGTCAGCACCGCATCAGACCCTCCAAAGTCTGTGAAGTCAAATTTCTCATAGCTCACTCCATCCTTCCCACCCATGTTGGGCCGGACATACTTTAGTCCCAACCGTTTCATTTCAGTTCGTGATGGGGAAACAACGAACGTCTCCATCCCGAGCCGTCGGAATAGATTGTTCATAAAGTGCACAGCAGCTAATCGATGAGCGGCTTGTGCACCATGCGAATTTGAGGGATCCGCAAACCCTGGTTGAAATGGTGAACCGACAAGTTCATTGCGCATATGATCAACCGGTACCACGTGATGGAATTCGGCTCCATTGTTCACAGTGGCAAAATCTTCCGGGTTTAGAGGCACTAAGTCCCCGGAGACTTCATTGGTTTTGGATAGCTCGATAAGCTTGTTTCCAAAGCGCTTCCAATAACGCTTAGTCATCAGCCCCAGTGACCCTAGAAAAACCAAAAGGGTCATGAGCTTTCTGACTCGGGGTAATAGGCCGGTAATCCGAGCCTTAACATCCCCAAACCTCCAAAGCATCTCCAGCTTGAGGTCAGAAGGTAGAGTAACGAATTGCGCAACTTTAAATCTTATTGACATCACAGTGCCCATAAAGCCCCGAACAGAGTCACCAATGGTTTCGATGAGTTCACGATTGAACATTTCACCGACCACGGTGGACGCCAGCTTTTGGCTGAAACTGTTGTTGAGAGCATTAATGATTGCAGACATCTTCCCTTCCCTT